GCCCGATCAACGTGTGGATGCGACTTTTGCGGCGGGTCTTTTGGGAAACGTGCTCGCAGGATTCGGAATTAGTGTTGGAGCAGGAGGAGGAAAGAAAAAGAAGAATGGGGAAAGTGGGGCAAGCTCAAACGGTGATGGAAATACTGGTAACGGCCCACAAACTCAAACTATAAGAGTTGAGCAACCATTAATTATTCGTACTGAAGCACCAAGGACTACCACAAAATGAAACGACTACTAATCCCGTTTGTTTTTCTATTAGCGGCTCCTGCTAATGCAGATCTTACACATAGCATCACATCTAGCGCACAGCTTACGGTGAACGCCGCAGTAAGTCAGGCAACTCGTATTGGTTCAACGTATAGCCAGTCTGGTACTGGAGTAGATGTGACCGATGGCACTACTGCTGGAACGATCAGTGTTGGCACGATCACAAGTGGAGTTTATGCACCTGGAACAATTGCTGCCACACAAAATGCGACTTCGGGTGAATCTTATAGTTTCTCTCAAAGTTATATTCAAGCGGATGCGGTTCCGACTTCAGCAGCTAGTACAGGTGCGATTCCTAATTTCAGTGATGTTACTTCTCACGCCACAGGCACAGCAGGTTCATTAGCTGGCTCAGTAACAAGTGCTGGAGTTGTTAGTTTAACTCCAGGTTCGGGAGGGACTGTGGCTACAGGATCTGTTATAAGTTCTGTCACCGTAAAGTAAAAAATTGAGGAGGTATTTACCGCTATTATTAATATTAAATACTCCTCAGGTTCTAGCTGTGCCAGTGGTTCCTAACTTCTCTAGCGGAACCATGTCAGCCACCACCCGCACCACACAAAATGTTACTGAAACTATTGTCTCTACTGACTTTAACACTGGGCATACTTATACAATCAATGGAACGAATTTGTCTATTGATGGTGCGACTCTTTCACCGCCTCCAGAGCAAACGTCCCAAACGATTAACGGAGTAAGTTATACATGGACAGGTGCAGATTTAACCAACAAACCGAATGTAACAGTAGCCAATCCAGGCCAAGCTTTTCAATACGCAGAAAGCTATATCGGACCTGGCCTTTCAAATCAGACCCGAATAGATCGTGTCACAGTTTTAGAATCAGTCACAGAAACTACGTCAGTATTCTCGCAATAATTGGGTTAATATTTCCGTCTAAAGTATTAGCTAATACCTCACAAACAGCAGCACCAGTGGCCAATACTAGTGCCTCACTTACGAATATGGCAATACAAACTTTGCAGGGAAATTTAATACAGAATCAATACGGTGGTGGAGTGGTTTGTCAGGGGCCAATGCTTACATTTTCTCCCTTCATTACTGACTCACATACGTTCCAAAAACCTAGAGAATATTTATATGATGCTCCAGTCTATGACGATGATGGCAACATTATTTATCACCAACAAACAAGAACAGGACAGAAGGATAATTTCTCACTTAATGTCGGAGCAAGTTTAACTTTTTCAATGCCATTAGATAGAAAATTTCAACGTACTTGTTTGAAAAATGCAAAGCTACAAGGAGAACATCAACAGCAACTAATTGATAATAAAAAATTAGACTGGCACATCGCAAGACTTCGTGAGTGCGGAAAATTAAAGTTAAGTGGAATTGAATTTGCTGCTGATTCTCCTTACTTCCATCTCTGTGAAGACATCGTAGTTAAACCTAAAATGGGTCAAGTTTTACCTCACAGGCATCTTATTTCTTCTCCTTCACAGGAGGCAAACCCCTCTTCTCCCGATAAGCAGTAGTTCTTTTTTCTGATAAGTTGGGTCGTTTTACTTTCTTACCTAAAGCCTTCTTCACCTTATTTATTATCTGCTTAATAATCGGTTTTACAGCCTTCAATAGTATTGGTGTAGATAGTGCAGCAGTAGTAGCTACAAGGGTTATCCCTCCAGTTTTTACAACTTGTGGAACAGTGGGGATCGCATCAATTATCTGTTGTTGAACATTTAATTTTTTATATCTAGTTACACAACGTCTACCAACTAATTCATACTTGATAATTTGTTTAGTATTTTCTTCTACTTTTGTCCCAACTTCAGGAGCGCCATCAGGGGGACACTCTTCTGCTTTTTGCTTGGGGACTGCTGGGGCTGGAGGTATTTCTGGCTCTTGGTGTCTTTGCGGCTCTTCTTTGTTAATAGGCACAACCCTTAGAGGTTCATAATTTATCGGTTCATAACTTGGTGTCTGAGAAGGACACAAAATCATATTGCCATCTGGATCGTTATTTATAAGTCCATCATTTTCACCACTACGCCTTGCTTTAACACAAGGCATTTCAATCACTGGAAACCCTACAGGAATATTGATTGGTACGTTAGGAGGATTAACAATAGGTACGTTAATCACATAAGTATTAATAGGTTTAACCCCTATGGGATCTACACCAATCTCAGGGATCAAAACTTAGGCAAACCAAATGCTTTTTTTTCCTCGTTCTCTTGCTGTGCAGGAGTTAATGGGCCAGTAGGTAAAGCAGGGCCAGACAATCCAGGCAACTTAATTGCACCCATTACCTTTTCCATTGCCTTATCCTGAAGCATCTTCTGGTTGTCCTCGTTGGTGATCCAGAGATAACCGAAAACACCTCCACCAATAATCCCGACAGTTAGCAGAAAAGTGAGAACTGCTAATCCATCTAAAATTTTCCTTACCATTTTATAACTAATAGTTATAGATATTATAAATCAAATATCTACCAAGGCTTACCAACAGCAGTTGTTGGAGTAGCTAAAGCAGCATCAATAGCGGCTTCTACAGCAGCAACACGTTCAGCACCTAAAGCTGTTTTAACCCAACCAATGCAAGTAGCAGCATCTAAAGAATCGTAAGCTTTGAAGTCAGAAGGGAGACTGGAAGGCTTAGTAAAAGTCACCTCACCTGTTTGCCTTGAATCAGGAGCTTCTGTGTTGTCAGAGTCATCAATTGCTTTAACTCTGTAAATAACCTTGGTTACGTAACCATCGGAGATCTCACGATCCATCGTGTTTACTTCCCAGACTTTGTTGATAGCCATTGAAAAACCTTTTGGAAATAGTTTAGCCGTTTTCAGAGACAAGCTCTTGTAATAATTCTACTCTTGCTTGTTTTTTTAAAATTAACTGTGTTTTCTCTTGTTGAGCTTGAGCAACACCGTTATATTCTTCAACTAAAGCTTTAAGATCTGATTCTTCAGTAGCTAGTCGTTCTTGTGGAGTAGACATAAAATAAAAAGATGTCTCTACAATATAAGTTTAATAAAGAACACTGACAAGTTCGGCTATTAATAGGGACTTATGCCAAGTGTGGCTGTATCCCATTGCGCTTTTAGTTCATCAGTTGTAGTAGACGAACCAATAGAACTAGCTGCTGGAGCGTCTCTTAATGCTTGCTTCTTAGCAACAATTTCTGTAGTTGAAGAACCTGTCTCTAGTGCTTTTTGAAATTCAACATCAAGCTCAGCAAGTTTAGAAACTCTTGCATTTCGGATGTTTGTTTTATGAATTTCACGGGCTTTCGCTATGTCAATTCCAAATCCCATGTCGAGTTAAGGAGTAAATGTCCAAGAATTACGGAAAGTCCTATCACTAGGGACAGCCGATTTATCTACGATTGTAGCTACTTTACCGCTAGGAACATCCTTATCTCGGATTTGTTCAATAGTTAATGGACAATTATCGGAAGGGATAAGGATACAAACCTGTCCATTATCGTCTGTATAAATAATGCGTTTGTCGGAATCAGCCATTAGGAATCTCCATAAATCACGATCATTACCATGTAATTATCATTATATCCGCCACCTGATCCAGTTCTAATCCTACAGCTCCCCGTTGACAAACTAGCATTTGCACCGAAAATCACACCCTGATTTGCGTTTGATGCTGAATCTCCTGAAAGTCCAACTACACAATAATCATCGTTACTCATTGATACCGAATAATTAATTGTATAATCTCCTGTTCCATTATCGGTTACAGAACTTACATTATAATTGTCCCGAAGTGCTAATGTTCCTTCACCATTAAAATTTACCCAAGCTCTTGCAACTTGCTCTGAAAAAATAGCCATCAGTTCACCTCCTGTAATCCCATTTTATACTTTTTACCTGTCCTGTTGTTAATCATAAAGATATTTTCATCTCCTTCTTGGAGCGTCCAATCTCCCCACGTTCCATCAACTGAATTTGATTTACCTTCATTGGAGAAGTGCATATCATTTACATATATGTCAGCCCATCTTTCATTCGATGTCCCTATACTTCCACTTCCATTAGATGTTGGGTATAAGTTTCCATGAACATAACAACCCCCACTTGTCGTATTGAACTTCTTTGAGTTGTCGTAATAGAGTTCTACGGCTCCATTAACAGCACCACTAAAAATACTTTCATTTAAACCACTACTTCCACCATAAAAATTAAAACTATTGGCAGAGGCAATAAACATTGGTGCATCAAAAGTAACTCTAGATCCAGCATCAACATCAAATCGACTGCCGACATCCATAGACCAACGATCACCTGTTCTTACATCTACTCTTCCACCTATTGTCACAAACATTCTCGATGACCCAGAAGTCTCAAGCGTAAGGTTGCCAGCAGGTTTAAGAAGCATCGCTGCTGATGATTCAAGCTCTGACCCGTTCCAAGTCAAGGTACTTTCTGCTTCTAAAGTGTTTGCTGTATCTGAACCAGTAATAATTCGATTGTTGGCATTGTTATTAATAGTCGTTCCACTAACACCCGTTAATCCAGACCCATCTCCACTAAACGCTGTAGCCGTACAAGTTCCTGTTACAGTAACGCCACCACTCGTCGTCTCAAGCTTCTTTGAGTTGTCGTAATAGAGTTCTACGGCTCCGTTTTCTGCAGCAGATATAAGTATTTCATTATCAGCAGCGTTGTTAACTCTTAATTCAGACGTATTAATATGTAGTCTTCCTGTGCCTGTATCTGCTATGTATGAGTGCGATCCATCATGGTAGATTTGTAGATCATCTCCGGCACCGAAAACAGCCTTTTTATTATCTCCGAAGAAAAGATCACCACCAAATGAGCTTGCAGCAGTTGTATTTACTCCACCTGTAACACTTATTCCACCGCTAATTGTCTCAAGCTTCTTACTGTTGTCGTAATAGAGTTCAACGGCTCCGTCAGAAACTCCATTGATCATGTAGTCTCCACCATACTTCTCGACTAAGAAGTTAGATGTTCTAAGTACTAATGAGCCTGTTCCTGTATCATCAATCCTGCTATGACTTCCATCATGGTAAATTTCTAAATCATTCCCTGTCCCCCAACGAGCCTTAACATTATCGTTGAAATCAACGCCTGTATTTCCACCAATAGAACTACCACCACCACCAATCTCTTTAACCGTTCCAGAATCATTGATATATAACTTTTGAGCCGAGGTATCAATCGCAACTTCACCACTATCTATGTCACTCGTTGATGGAGTGCTAGTTCCTCTTTTTAACTTGATTGTGTTAGCCATTTGACCTACCTCCTAGTAGTAATTGTAGTTAGTAGGTGCCTCCGTCAACATCAAAACCAGAAACAGAACCATTCTCAAGGAATGTGACCAGATCAGATAAAGCAACCTGAACCATTGTACCTGCATCATTAATCACCATTCGATCAGCCGCAGCCAAGGTTGTTGAAGTTGCTGATGTTCCACCATCGCAACATGTATTCAATTCGGTGGTCGTTACGGTTGCGCCATCGAGAATTTCGATTTCTGTTGAAGTTAAAGCTGCTAAAGCAGAAGAACCACCTGATTGACAAGAAGATAAATTTGTTAGGTCTGTGGCTGATGCTTGTGCTCCTAAACTGGCCCTTGCTGTTGCTCCTGACTCAATAACAAAGTTAGATCCATCTCCAACAATAAATCCACTATCAGAAGGAGTAAGACCAGCTACATCTGCTAATTGTGCGTCATAAGCCTGTACGTTCGTACCAATCACCAAACCGAGAGAAGTTCGAGCAGCACTGGCTGATGTTGCACCTGTTCCTCCATCTCCTATCGCAAGCGTTCCAGTGATTGAACTAGCGTCCAATTTAACCGCCAATTCTCCTGACTCAATAACAACACCACCATTACTCTTCAAATCAGCAGACATTGTATTGCCTGATTTTTGAAGACCATCACCTGCTGAAATTTGCCCTGCACCTGAAAACTGAGCAAATGTAAGGTTGTTTGTTCCTACAACTGCTGAACCTTTATCAGAAGTACAAACAAAACCGTTTTCAGCATTAGCTGTTCCTTTCTCTATAAATGTAAATACTCCAGCAGCGTCAACTCCTGTAGCTAGATCGTCTGCTCTTGTCCAACTTCCACCACTTACAACTTTATATATACCGTTTTGAGATGCTGTTGACTGCCCTGCAACAAGTACTCGGTCATTAGCAGATAATGAAATACCGTCTACAGACTGAGTTCCGCTTAAAGTTAAATTTGAAGTAGAAACAACAACACAGGAGTCTTTGATGTCCAAGCCCTGAGCAACCCCATCCACGTATCCCTTATTTGCTGCATCATTGTCAGAAGTACAATCTGCAAGGTTTGTAATCTTTTGACTGTTAGCAGAAACAGCAGCCGTTGGAGCTGCCATTTGATCTAATCTATTTACTCTTACGCCTGTATCAAAATCACTGATTTTTGTATGTGCTATTGATGGAATATCAGCAGCTACTAAAGCTCTATATGCAGCCGCCGCAGCCGATCCAGCAGTAGGGCCAGCAAGAATATGATTTGCTGTCTGGGTCGTTTCTTTGTCGAAATATTTACCTTTACCACCTACAGGAATAATGGATGTTGCCGATCCACCTGCACCACCAGTTCCTTTACCAAAGTAGAGAATCTCATTGCCTTCAGAAAAGGCTAATTCTGCGTTTTCGAGACTGGTAGGTGCTGAACTTCCAGTGCTTCTTTTGATTCTTATAGTGTTAGCCACTAGAAGTTGCCTCCGTCTGTAATTGTGTCTGTCGTCCAAACCGTATCAGCTTTAAATTTAGCTGACGTCGAGTCATAGTAGACGATACTTTTATTTATCTTAGCTGAATCATCGAGGTTTATACCTGGACCTTGTGGACCTGCACTGATAACCTCTACTGTTTGGTTCTGATCATCAGAAACATTAACCTGATTAATCGAATCAGAAATCGTGACGCTCATTCTGTATAACCCTGCTGAACGTCTAATTGACCCGTAAGCCAATACTCTGTGTTAGCTCCTATAGCACGTTTTAAATCCCAATAAGGAGAATCAGGGAGGACAGCCGTTTGAGCTTCAGATAAAGAAAGTGTTAGTTGACCATTGGCTGCATTAGTAACAGTGCAGGTTATATCTGTGTATTTTTTATTCCTTTCTTTATTCCAAACACTTGAGGTGAAAGTGCTGCCATTTAGATTTACAGCACTACCAGTTGAGTCTTTAAGGGTGATTGGTTTAGTCCAATCAACCCTTCTATACACTTTTGGCGAATACAAGCCAGGTATAACACCCATAAACGACTACTAATTAGTGTCTATAGTCTAAAGGTTATCTCGACATATTGGATATTTATTATTTAAGCAGGTTTATTAGGCCAAGTAACTTCTTCTGGATCAGTGGTAGTAGAGGGAAGATCCCTTAAATCTTGTCGATATTTTTTCTGTGCATCAGTCATTGTTCGATCAGAAACACCCCACCAATCAGTTTCAACTAATAAATCATTACGGTTTTTTCTTAAAGCTATCCATTTAGCATCAACTCCAATGCTAGAAACAGTTGTTGCTGTAAAAGTGCTGTCTTTATAAGTGTCTCCTACTCCTACAGAGTCACCAGCTACTACTGCTGTAGATCCAGTAGGAGGTTGCCAAACATTTACATCCCCATTCCATTCGACTACATCAGTTACCTTTTCATCTTCAATAATTGCGTAACGTGCCATCGGTCTGAAATCCTTTACATCAAGTTTAGCTAATTGAAAACCAATACTAACTCGATCACACTGACTTCCTACACAATGCCAAAAATAAGGTTTAGTTCCTGTAGCCGTAAAACGTCTAACAGTAATTCCCTTGTCATCATAATCAGTAATGACTTTTCCATCTTTGTAATATCTAAAAAATGATTTTCCTTGCTCAGACGCATGACTTATATAAATACGATCTGTTGGATTATCATTATTTGTATGCCAACTCATAAAACCTGTATTTGGATAATAAAAAGTTCCACTACAAGCAACATATAAATTAGGGAATAAATCTTTTATAATTTTTTCTATTTTTTTAGCAGGTTTATCTACCGAAACGGATGATAAGTTATTATTTTTACTTTTTGGTACTTCATAGTCTATAACTGAAAAAAGACTTTCTTTTGATAAATTATCTTTCCAATCAGTAATATATTTAGCTTCAGATTTTTCTTTTATTTCTTTTAAGTAGGGTTCAATTATATTTTGTATTTGATCAACTATTTCAGAAGAAAACGGATTGCGACTTACCACTGAAAGACAAGAGCATATCCCGCACCACCAGCGTTACCAGTTGAACCGCCTGAGTCAGGATGGTTTTTACCAGCCCCACCCCTGCCATAATTATTAGTTGTAAAGGCTGATAGTACATAGTCTGTGTATCCAGTTACGTTTCCTGTTAATCCTTGAGTACCATTAACACCCAATAGTTCTGAAGTACATGTACCAGCCGACCCCCCTGCTGTATTTGCGTTTCCACCTGCATAATTTGATCCACCACCTCCTCCAGCAGTACAGGTCGCACCTGATCCAGCAGGGTTAACAGAAGACGATCCACCAGCACTTCCATTACCAGTAGAAGCCGCCCCACCAGATCCAACAGTCACAGAAGCATTAGCACCCATTTCGGATGCGCTATAGAACTTTACGGCTACTGCACCTGAACCACCTTGGCCTGATCTTGCTGGCCTTAACGTGTCATCATTATTAGCTTGTCCTCCACCACTAGAACCGCCGCCTCCAATCAAAATAATTAAGAATCCTGTCCTGCCACTAGCAGGGGTAAATGTTCCACTACTACCAAACGTACTAACCTGTGCTCCATTAACAACCGTAATTAGATTTGCAACCGTATCCCAAGCTAATCCTCCACTACCATTATTTTTTAAAACATTATTGGCTGATCCTCCGCTTGGAATTGAACTTGTAACCCAAGCTGAACCGTTATATGTTTCTTGTTTAGAAAGAGTTGAGTTATATCGAACATCACCAGTAGCAGGTGATCCAGGTCTTTGCCCTGTTGTTCCGACTGGTAATTTAATTCGAGCATTAGAGTTACAAACTATATCTCCCGCACTGGTAACGGTTCCTGTTAAAGAAGGGCTTGCTGCTGTTGCATGACCCATATCAGTAGTCGTTGAACCTAAATCAATCCAAGCATTATTCGCACCATTTCTAATTTTGACTCGATTATTAGAACTATCTATCCACAATTTATAAGCAACCTTAGTGGTAGGTTCCGATGCTCCTGAATTGCTTGATTGAATATCATCTAAAACATTATTTAAGTCTGTTCTAAACTGTGCTCCAATTTGATTAGCAATGTCATGGTCATGTGTGTTAGTCATTTAAGTAATCTCTTTACCAAAACCAGCAGCAGCCCATACAAAGTAACGAGCTACGGCTGAAGTGCCATTCTTAAATAATACTTGAAAACCAGTCCTTGAGATGTTTGATAATTCATAGAAGTCTCCACTTTGTTGATTTGTTTGAGTAATGACTACATTTGGTGCAACTTTAAAAGCATTAGTAAAAGTGACTGTATAAGTGGAAGATCCTGTAGCAATAGGTGTAGAGATACTTTCTGTTCGACCTTGTAATTTAATTTGAGCACCTAATTGAGTCACAGAAATATTCTGGTTAGTATCAGTGCTTGCAAGAACAGCTTTAAATTGAAATCCTCTACCTCTAACTAAAACATTTGAGAATTCACGCCAAGAACCCCATGTAGGAGAACTACTAGGATTATCATTTGTTGCTCGAACATACAAAGTGATATTACATTTATCAGCACTTGCTACTCCAGTTGAATCTATATAACCCCAAGTATCAATCAAACTTGTTCTTGAATCCCATAAAGAACCCAAGTCAAAGGAGCTAGAACGCATATTTCTTTTAATGTTAACATCGTAAACTTGAGTCAAATCAACAGAATTATTAAACAAGTAATCACCTGTACTCGATACAGCACCACTAGATTCTGTTAACTTTAAAGCATCTAAGCTTGAATCATAAATAGTATTATTTTTTGTTCCACCAAAATTAGCTGTATGCTCATCAACTGTTAAACCATTTTGATCAGTTGCAACAGCACCAGTAGAAGTGACAGTTAAGCGTTCTGAAGGTGCTGGTAAATCAATAGTAACTCTCGTATCATTCCAATCTGAATCATTGGTTCCTGGTGTTGGTGACTCATTCCCTAAGTCATCTTTAAACTTCAAAAGGTATGTTCCAGTCAAAAGTGGAACTTGTTTTTGTGTTTGGTTCCCTGAAGCTGCAACAACAATTTCTTGAGCCGTTGACCATTGAGCACCGCTTGTTAGTTCACTATGTCTAATTAAAACCTGACCACCTAGTAAGACATCTAATTCTGTTGATCTTGTCCAGCTAAGAATTGCACTTGCTTCATCTATAGGCAAAAGACTGATACCAGTAACCTGTGTAGGTGGTGCTGTTTTTCCTGCTGCAACAAATGGGGTT